ATCCGCTTCCTCGATGACACCGTCACGGTGCTCGCCGATCTGCCCAAGAAGATCGACTGGGATCAGGCCCTGATCGCCGAAATCATCGAGCGCATTCGCGCCGGCGGCGATGATCCCACTGAATACGTCGAGATCAGCTTCAAGGTCCCAGAGCGCAAGTACACGGCCTGGCCCGAAAGCATCCGCGCGACTTTCACCCCGGCCCGCACGGTCAAGACCGGCAAACAAACCTTCCGTCTCACCATCAACAACGAGGGTAGATAATGTTCAATACGTCCAAGCTCACGAGCGCTCGCAAGCAGCACGCAACGCTGCAGGCATTGCCAGACACGATCCATATTCCTGCAATTGGGCGCAGGGACGAAATCGCGGCCAAGCCGGTCGTAGACGCAACCCTTGATGATCTTGCGTTCGCTGTGCGCGGCGTTGAGGTCGAATTTAACGAACTCGGCGATCGTCTCTACGCCATTCGCAAGCTCTACAGCCTCGCCCGCCAGTCAGGCGCGCTTGGGGCGGACCGGGCGCTTGACGCAATCACCAGCAATGCAGGAGGCCGCTAATGGCTCTGCGCATTGTCAGCGCCGATGAGCGTCTCTCGGCCGCCAACAACAAAACCTCGCTCGCAATCTTCGGCCCTCCGGGTTCGGGAAAAACCTCGCTGCTGAAAACCTTACCTGCAGCACAGACCATCTGCCTCGATCTCGAGGCTGGCCTGAAGTCGGTTCAAGACTGGCAAGGCGATAGCATCCCGATACGCACCTTTACCGATGCGCTCGATATTGGTTGCCTTGTTGGCGGCGTCAATCCGGCGGCAGATCCCAGCGGGTTCTTCTCCGAGGGCCACTACCAGCATCTCAGCCAGACCTACCCGGACCTCGTCCAGATGATCGCCGGCAAGAAGATCATCTTCGTCGACAGCATCACCGATCTGACCCGCCAGGCGATGGCGTGGGCGCGAACGCGGCCCGAAGCCTTCTCCGAGAAGAACGGCAAACCCGATCCTCGCGGCGCCTACGGATTGCTCGCCCGCGAAGTCATCGGGCTGATGAAGCATCTCCAGCATGCGCCGGGCAAGACAGTGATCTTTGTCGGCATTCTCGAAAAGATCACCGACGAGTTCAATCGCACGACCTGGCAGCCGCAGATGGAAGGCGGCAAAGCCGGCCGCGAACTCCCCGGCATCGTCGACCAGGTCATCTCGATGAGCCTGTTTGCCGCAGAAGACGACAACTGGCGACACGACCCCGAGCGCGCCGACATCCGCCGCCTGGTGTGCCGCGCAGGCAATCCCTTCGGCCTACCCGCCAAAGACCGCTCCGGTCGCCTCGATATCACCGAAGCCCCCGATCTCGGCGCCCTACTGGCCAAAATCAACGCCCCCCAAACCGCTAACCACAAAGGATAACGAGCATGACTTTCGACATGAACGACGCCGAGCCACAAAAGACCAACGACCTGATCCCCGATGGCGCCTTCGCCAGGGTGACCATGACCATCCGCCGTGGTGGCGCCGATGGCGACAGCGAGTTGGATCACGGACTGCTCAAGGCATCGAACACGGTTGGCAGCAACGTCAAGATGCTCGACGCCGAGTTCACCGTCGCCGAGGGACCTTATGCGCGGCGCAAGTTCTGGCAGCTGTTTACCGTGTCGGGCGGCAAACTCGATGACGCCGGGGTTTCGATCGGCTGGAAAATCTCCAAGGGCAGCTTTCGCGCCATGATCGACAGCGCGCTCGGGCTTGACCCAAAGGACATGAGCGAAGCCGTCATGGCAAAGCGCGTCCTGCGCGGATTGTCCGAACTTAGCGGCATCACCTTCATCGCCTGGATCACCATCGAGCCCAGCAGCAACGCCAACTACGGCGACAGCAACAAGCTCGGCCGCGTCGTGGTTCCAACCGAGCCGGAGTGGCGCAAGGTCATGGATGGTGAAGCCGTGCCCCCGGTGCCCGGTACACGGTTACGTCCGAAGGTTGCTCACACGGGCGCGCCCAAGCCCGCCTGGAACCAGAGCGTGGCAGCGTCGGCGCCAGCACCAGCACCAGCCTGGAACAGCACGCCGGTTACACCGCCCGCCAAGGCCAGTGAGCCAATGCCGGTCCCCACCAAGCCCGCAGTCAGCGGCCCCGCCTGGCTCAACGGCTGAGGGCGGTGACCTCGGACGAGTGGCAGGCGCATGTCACGCGCGAGGCAGCAAAGGCGATGGGTGAATGGCTCGAAGGACGCGGACGCCTCCACCAACCCATCGCCGCGCTGACCTTGCCGGATCTGGAGGCCATGGCGGCGAACGCGATCTCACGCTTCGTGGTTCTGGGCTCGCAGCGAATGACGAGCAAAGCCGACAACGCCGAGGCCCTGACCCGGTTTTTGCTCGCATAGGCGTCTGCGCGATCTGCGGCCGTCGTGCCCGGGGCTTTGGCTACGTCCACCAACTGCGCTGGGACCGCTTTCCCTATCACCGCTTCTGCTCGATGGCCTGCCTCAGGGGCGGCTCGGCGCTCGCCAAAAGGAATAACGGCATGATCGACAAAACAGACATGGAACAGCGCGCCATCAAAGACGCCCGACGGTTTCTGGCCGAGACGCTGAGTGAACTTGGCCTGATGGAGCCGTTCAACGATCGCTCAGCCTCCGACATCGACCGCATCATCGAGGCCTGCGTCGAGGGGTTTCAGAATTCCATGCAGCGCCAGTCGGACGCTGGCGATATTCCGTTTTGAGGGCGCCGTGATGATCGATCTAAACCATGGATCAGAGGCGATCTACGCCGCTGCGCAAAACCAGGACGTCACGACACGCATCAATGTGTTGATCGACGATGCGCTTGTTCAGCGCAATCGCTCGCAAACTCCCCGCACCTATCTCGGTGGCAGCCGGATTGGCGAGCCCTGCGCCCGAAAACTGGTATTCGAATACACCCACACCGCACTGGATGACGGCAAGGGCTTTGATGGACGCACCCTTCGCATCTTCGATGCCGGGCACCAGTTCGAGACGCTGTCCATTCGTTGGCTGCGTGCCGCAGGCTTTGATCTTCGCACTCACCGCAGCGACGGCGACCAGTTCGGATTTATCGCAGCCAACGGCCGCATCCGCGGTCACATCGATGGCGTGATCGTTGGTGGTCCCGATATCGGGACGCCGTGGCCGATCCTGTGGGAGCACAAATCCGCAAGTGCAAAATCCTGGGCCGATACCGTGAAGCACGGCGTGCAGGCGTCCAAGCCCGTCTACTACGCGCAACTCCAAATCTACATGGCCTACATGGATTTGGGGGCGGCGCTGTTCACAGCCATCAACAAAGATACACAGGCCCTCCATCACGAGATCGTCGCCTTCGATGCGCACGCCGCTCAAGCGCTGTCCGACAAGGCCGTCGATGTCATACGCGCCGCCGAAACCGGCGAGTTGCCGCCGCGCATCGCAGCTAACCCTGATTTTTATCTCTGCCGCTGGTGTGCATACGCGCAGCGCTGCTGGGAGGGCGCAGTATGACCTTTACGCCATCTCCCCAGCAAGCCGCCGCCATTGCCGCCATCGTGCGCTGGTACCGCACGCCCAATCGCAAGCAGCAGGTATTTCGCCTGTTTGGATATGCAGGATCCGGCAAAAGCACAATCACCCGCTACGTCATCGATGACCTGGGTCTCGCGCCGATGTGCAAGGAGAGAGGCGCCATCGGCGGCGTTTTGTTTGCGGCGTTCACCGGCAAAGCCGCTTTGGTCATGACCCGCAAGGGCACGCCGGCGTCGACCATCCACAGCCTGATCTACCGTGTCTCCGAAGCAACCCCAGAGGAGATCGAACGGGTCGAGAAGGATCTGTTCAACCTGCAACGCGGACTGGGCCGCATGCAGCCCGCTGAGCGCTCGTTCGCCGAGACACAGATCCGCCGGTTGCAGTTGCGCCTGGCCGACATCCACAAGCCGGTGTTCCTGCTCAACGATCAATCTCTGCTCCGCGATGCCGATCTCATCGTGCTCGACGAGGTCTCCATGGTGGGGACGGAGATGGCCGCTGACCTCCTGGCCTTCGGCAAGCCAATCCTGGTGCTGGGCGACCCCGGACAACTGCCCCCGATTAAGGGCGCCGGCGCTTTCACCAACGTCGAACCGGACGTGATGCTGACCGAAATTCACAGGCAGGCCGGCGTGAGCGCAATCCTGCGGTTGGCGACCATGGCCCGGAACGGGGAGGCAATCCCCTTCGGCATTCACGACGACCATGTCTGGAAAATGCGGCGCAGCGAGATTTCTCCCGAGCAGATGCTGCGCGGCGGTCAGGTGATCTGCGGGCGCAACGCCACACGAATCCATCTCAACGCCGCCATGAAGCAGGCGGCGGGCTTTGCCAGCGCTCATCCAGAGGGTATCGGCGAGAAGATAATCTGCCTCAAGAACCGCCATGACCTCGGTTTGGTCAACGGCATGTTCGTGTCGCTCGCCGACATTCGCGACGATGGTCGGCTAGCGTTCAGCGCCACCGTCACCACGGAAGACGGCGTGGCGATCGTCGGCCGGCAGCGTTTCTACAAAGGGCATTACGACGATCACGTCGCTTTCGACAACGAGCGGTCCCGCCGGGACTGGAAGGAGATGCGCGGGCTGATCGAGACCGTCTGGGGTTACGCTATCACTTGCCACAAGAGCCAGGGAACCTCATGGCCCAACGTCATTGTCTACGACGATGGATTGAGCCGTACCGCAGAAGACCGCAACCGCTGGCTCTACACCGCCATTACACGCGCCGAGCGCGGGCTGGTGATCCTTGATTGACCTCAACACAGCCTCCCCCTCATTCGCGCCGCAGGCCCATTACGACCTCGACGCCATCGTCGCTCGCCTGCGCGCGACAGCTGAGCAATGGGCGCCACGACATTTTCCCAACGGTCGTCGCGTCGGTGACGAATGGCGCATGGCCAATATCCGCGGCGATGCCCCGCGCAAAAGCGGCTCGTGCGTCATCACCCTGAAGGGGGATCGCGCCGGCGACTGGCACGACTTCGATGGTGGCCAGGGCGGCGGGCCGCTCAGTGCACTGGAGCAATCGGAGAACCTCACCGGCCGCGCGCTGTTCGCCTATGCCGCAGAGACCGCCGGTTGGTCGCCAGGCACACCGCAACGTCGTGAACCGCCCGCTGCCGTTAAGCCAGAGCGCGATAGCGCACGCGAGATCGCCTTCATCATGGAGCGTGCAGTCCCGCTGGCCGACACGCCAGCGGCCGACTATCTGCGCGGTCGCGGGCTCGCCTTCGATGGCGTCACCGATCTGCTCGCACATCATGACCTCACCCATTGGGAGACCAAATCCGGCTTTCCCGGAATGATCGGCGTCGTCCGAGACTGTGCCGGGCAAACTCTCGCCATTCACCGGACCTACCTGCAAGCCGCACGCAACGCGCCTGAAACGGTGACGAAGGCCGCCGTCGCCAAGCCGCGGATGATGCTGGGCAAGGTCGCCGGCGGCGCCGTGCGCCTGTCTCCGATCAACGCCGCCGCCGCGCTTGGTCTGTGCGAGGGTATCGAGACAGGCCTCGCCGTGATGATGTCGTGTGCGGGCCTGCCGGTATGGGCGACGCTGTCGGCGACCAATCTTGAACAGGTAAAGCTGCCACCCGAAGCCCGCCGGATCGTCATCCTCGCCGATCACGATGCATCTGGC